CCGCGAGAGTGAGAAAACAGTCATGGGCGCATCCCTCGACCGGCTCACGGCCGAGTTCGATCAGATCAAGAACGGGATCGACACCCTCGTCGACCGCGCGGCCGCCGAGGATCGGGACGTGACGGCCGACGAGGCCAAGGTCGTCGAGCGCGACCAGGCCCGCATGTCCGACCTGACGACGTCGATCGAGCACTACACGGCGATCGAGGAACAGTCGGGCAAGGTCGCCGTGCTGCGCGCCAAGGTCCCGACGTCGGCGCCGGCCCGGGCGTCGGTCAAGGTGACCGAGCCCGAGTACAAGATCGAGCGGGAGTTCCCGAGCCCGGGTCACTACGCGGCGACCTTGCATCGGGCGTGGGTTCACAAGGACCCCGAGGCGATCGCCGCGATCGAGCGGGCGACGGCCCATCAGACGACGGGCGATAACCCCGGGCTGATCCCCCGGCCGATCCTCGGCCCCGTGATCAGCGACCTGACCGCGTCCCGGCCGTTCATCAGCTCGTGCACCCCCCGGCCGCTGCCCGCCGGGCAGTTCGACCGACCCGTGATCACTCAGCATGTCGAGGTCGGCAAACAGGCCGCCGAAAAGGACCCGACCGCGTCGCAGAAAATGCTGATCGGCAAGCTGCCCGTCGCGGCCTCGACCTACGCGGGTCACCTGAACATCAGTCGTCAAGACGTCAAGTGGTCGAGCCCGAACATCCTGTCGATCGTGTACGAGGATTTCGCCGTGATCTACGCGCAACGGACCGACGCCGACGCGGCCGCTCAGTTCGCCGCCGCGACCGGGTTCAACACGGCCCCGGCCGTGATGGACGGCGCCGGCCTGTACGACGCGATCTTCGGCGCGGCCGCCGAGGGCATCACGGCGAACGGGGTGTCGATCCTGCCGGACACCCTGTACGTGTCGGCCGACGTGTGGGGCGGGCTCGGCGGGATGCTCAACCCGTTCGGCCTGCCGATGTTCCCGTCGCTGACCCCCGAGTCAGCGACCGGCGGCAACGTGATGAACCTCGGCGTCGTCGTCGACGGGTATTTCCCGGCCGAGACGATGATCCTCGGCCCCCGCCGCTACGCCGAGTGGTACGAGGACCTCGACGGGCTGATGCAGGTCGGCGAGCCCGACGTCCTCGGTCAGCTCGTCGGCTACGCGGGTTACGGCGCGTTCCTCAACACTCAGCCGAGCAAGTTCACGAAATTCACGCTCAGTTTCCCGGCCGGGGCGGGCGCGACCAGGACCCCGGCCGCTAAGTCGTCGAGCAAGTAACCCCGATGGCCGAGATCCCGACCCTCGCCGAGATCCGGGAATGGATCGGCGTCCCGGCGAGCGTGATGCCCGACGATCAGCTCGCCGTCGTCGTCGCGGCCGAGCTGTCGCTTCAGGCCAAGCTCTGCGACGTCGGCGACGCCCCGGGCGACTACCCGCCCGAGGCCGTCGAGGGCCTGTACCGCCGGGTCGGCCGGGTCGTCGCGGCCCGGGTCAACCCGCTCGGCATGGTCGGGACCGACTCGGAGTACGGCGCCGCCCGACTGCCCTCGACCGACGCCGAGATCACCCGCGTCGAGGGTCCGATCCGTCGGATGGTCCTCGGATGATCACCCGCGCCGAGATCGCCGACGCCGTGAACGCGGCGGCGATCCCGGGCGTGACCGCGCAACCCGGGCCGCCCGACGTTCATCAGCCCGGCATCGCCTACCCCGTGTGGCGTCAGGCCGTCCCGCTCGCCTCGGGGTTCGAGTCGTCGTGGGACCTGTACGTCGTCCTCCCGGCCGGTTACCCGGTCGCGACGATCGACGCGGCCGACCCGCTCGTCGGCCTCGTCGGCGACGCCCTGCTCGGCGTCGGCGTGTTGACCGTCGTCGACACGGTCAGCCTGGCGACGGCCCCCGACGGGTCGGCCGTCATGCCTGCCCTGCGTTTCAACCTGACCACGATCTGAGAGGACCACGACACTATGACCGTCACCGATTCCCGACTGCTGAAGGGGAAACTCACCCTCGGCACGGCCCCCGGGACCGAGTTCGGATGCCAGGTAACAAACTTCGTCGTCGAGCAACAGGACGGGAACTCGGAGGACGCCGTTACGACCCTCTGCGGCGACTCGGTCGGCGGGGGGACGTCCGAGGGACCGTGGCACCTGACCGGGACCGTGATCCAAGATTTCGACTCGGTCACGGGCCTACAGCAATGGTCGTACGCGAACAAGGGCACCGAGCAGGCGTTCACGTTCACGCCGAACGACAAGTCGACGACCCCGACGATCACGGGAAACGTGTCGGTCAAGTTCCTCGGCATCGGCGGCGACACGAACAGTCGGATCACCCGCGATTTCGACTGGTCGGTCCCGGGCGAGCCCGAGATCACGTGGCCCGCCGGGGGCGCCGTCGCCGCGACCGGCGCGACCGCCGGGACGCCCGGCGCGTTCACCCCGGCCGGGGCGACCGTCCCGGCCGACCTCGCCGCGCTTCAGGGCGCCTCGCCGGCCGTCGTCGCCTCGCCCGCGACCGCGTGGTCGACGGGTCAGTCGGTCAACCTCGGGACCGGCTCGGCGCACTGGGACGGCGCCGCGTACGCGACCGGACCGGCGGCCTGACCGATGGCGGCCCCCCGGGTCGAGGTCGTCGGGCTGCGCGAGCTGATCCGGGCGATGCGACTCGCCGGGGTCGACCTCGACGAGCTGAAGGTCGCCTCGTCGAGGGCGGCCGCGACGGTCGCCTCGGCGGCCGCTGCCCGGGCGCCCCGCCGGACCGGTCGAATGGCGGGCAGGGTCAAGGGCAACAACGCCCGCCGTAAGGCGACCGTCGCCGTCAACACGGTCTACGCGGGGCCGATTCACTACGGGTGGCCCGCCCGCGACATCGTCGGTCAGCCCTTCGTGATCGACGCGGCACAGGCGACCGAGCCGACGTGGCTGCCCGCGTACGAGGCCGAGATCGACGTGATCCTCGGCAAGATCGGCGCCTCGACCCCCTGACGCGCAATTGCGCGCAATCACGCGAAACGACACGAGACAAGGAAAAGAATCATGGGACCACGCAAGAACGACCCCGCCGTCGAGGTCGCCGTCGAGCTGCCCGAGGCGACCCCGGCCGAGCCCGAGGCGACCCCGGCGGCCGAGCTGGCCGACGCCGAGCAGGCGGCCGCCGACGCGCTCGCCGACGCGGCCGACAAGACCGTGACCGCCGACCAGGCCGACCAGGCCGACGCGGCCGACGGCGACGGCGCCGCGTGACCGGCAACGGGAAGGCCCCCGCGCCGGCCGCCGCGCGGCGGGATCTCGACGAGTCCGACGCCGTGTCGATCGACGACCTGACCCTCGACGAGATTGATCAGTGGGAGGTCGCGACCGGGGCAGCGTTCACCGAGGCGAATCAGATGAAACAGGTCGGCGCCGCCCTGTGGGCGGCCGCCCGTCGGCGCGGCGAGGACGTCAGCCCGGGTGAGGTCATGCGCCGGACCCGGGCCGCCGACCTCGCCCGGCTCGTGTCGCTGGACCCTACCGGGGCGGCCGCGCCGAGCGGGTGAAGGCCCGGGCGATGGTCGCCCACGCGTTCGGTATGTCGATGCTCGACATGCGCTCGCTGACGGTCGTCGAGTACTCGGCGATGGTCGAGGTCCTGACCGAGCAGGCCGCCGCGATGAACGCGGCGAGATAGGTCCCGTGTCAACACGTTCGAGGGGTGAGTGATGGGCCGACCGGCTAATCTGCGGGTCAATATCATCGGCGACTCGTCGAGCGTGTTGTCGGCGTTCAGCGCGACGACGTCGGCGATGTCCGGGCTCGGCTCGGCGGCCGCCGGGCTCGGCAAGGGCATCGCCGCCGTGTGGACGGGCGCCGCGGCCGCCGGGGTCGGGTTCCTCGGGACGGCCGTCAAGGCGGGCGTGTCGTTCAACGTCCTACAGCAGACGTCGACGGCCGCGTTTAAGACGATCCTCGGGTCGGCCGACGCGGCGGCCGCGATGATGGCTCAGCTCAACGCGTTCAGCAAAACGAGCCCGTTCCCGAAAGACGCGTTCATCAGCGCGACTCAGCAGATGCTCGGGTTCGGCATCGCCGCCGACAAGGTCGTCCCGATCCTCGACGCCGTACAGAACGCGGTCGCCGCGACCGGCGGGAACGCGGCCTCGATCGGCTCGATCGTCGACATCCTCAGCAAGATCAGCTCGACCGGGAAGATCACGGCCGAGGACCTGAACATGCTCGGCGGCCGGGGCATCGACGCGGCCGCGCTGATCGGGAACTCGCTCGGCAAGACCGGCGCCGAGATCCGGTCCTCGATCACGTCGGGCACCCTCGACGCGGGCACGGCGATCGACGCCCTGACTCAGGGCATGGCGTCCAAGTTCGCCGGGGCGGCCGCCGGGGTCAAGGAGACATGGGTCGGCGCGACCGACCGGATCAAGGGCGCCACACGGGATCTCGGGGCCGCGCTCGTCGAGCCGTTCATCTCGGCGGCCGGTGGCGGGATCGCCGTCGAGTGGGCGAACAAGATCGCCGACATCCTGCGCGGGCTCGGCGCGCTCGCCGGGCCGCTGATGGACAAGATCATGTCGGCCCTGTCCGGCCCGATACAGGCGATCGGCCCGATCCTCGACAAGGT